GTTGTCTCAACAAAGTCCCACAACTCTTGTTCAGTCTTTGTCATTACAATAGTCAATGCTTCAGTAAGTTTCTTTCTGACCCATTGTGGAGTTGAAGACTTTGCAGTTTCAATTCCCATCATTTTTAGTTTAGGTTCTCTAAGTCTTACACCCTCATTATCATATACATTTAGAATATATCTTTTCTTTGCAGTCCAGATACCTCTATCTGCAATTACTTCACGACCCATTTCCATTTTCTGTTGAAATGAATTTGTGTAATCTTTAAGGTCTTCAAAACCCTCTCTTAATGCCTTCTCAATTTCAACTTCAATCTTACATAAGAAGTCAACAACTTTACTCTTATCTTTTTGTTGTTCTGGTGTGAAGATTTGATTTACTAAATCATCAAGTGTGATATAGATTGAATCAGTATCCATTGCAACAATGTAATCTTTGTTTGTCTTTAGAACTTTGTTTAGATAATCATTTGCAGTCTTCTCTGACCATTTGATTACTAATTGACCTGCAGTAGTAACCGACTCTGCAAGTTGTGGGTCAAAGAAAGCAAACCACTGATTTGCAAGAACACCATATGCACTGTTCAATGAAATCTTTCTGACCTGTTGATTGTTGTATGCCCTTTTGATTTTAACTTCGAGTCTTTTTCTTTCTATCTTATCATCACATACTTGTAGTTCTTTTTGATAACCAATCATCTTCTGTTTGTATTCTTTTCTCTCATCGTATAATGTTTCCATGAGTTCAGGAAGAAAACCTTGTTTATCTCTTTTGAACTTGACACCATTTGGAGTCACTGTTAGATTTTGTTTCTTTAATTCAGACAAGTCAATCTTCTTATCTAACATGCCTGCAATCTTAGTGTCCATAAGACCACCCTTTACCATCTTTTCAGGTGAAATATTGAACTGCATGATTAGATGAGGATAGAGTGAGTTCAAGTCAAATGACATTACCCAATTATGACCACCAACAATAGGTTCTTTAACATATGCACCTTCAATACGATGATTCTTTCCGTCTCGTCTTAATGCCTGAGGTGGTGTTTGAATACCTTGTTTCTTCAGATGGTTATAGATGATTGTTTCCCAATACTTAACCATGCCGAAAGTGTCATTGTAATTACACTTGGCAGAATATGCCATGACAATTGTAAGTTCTAAGAATCCAAGTTTCTCTTCTAGTTCTTCAACAAGAACGGCATCTTTAACATTATATGCAAGAAACTTTGAGTAGTCTTGTTTGTAAAGTGTGTGTAGATTACCATACTCTGAATAGTCAAGTTTACCTGTACCAAGTTCGACTTGGGAGATATGTTCTAGTTTGTATGACTCTTGTGTTTGTGGTGTATGTTTACGATACAAGTCTAAGTAATCAACAACACTGATACCATATAGATTAAATGTTTGTTGTTTCTGACCAAAGTTGGACATGTATTCTCTGACATCTGACATTTGCCAAGGAGATAACTTCTTGTGTTCTCCTTCACCGAATACTTTATCTATTCTATTACAGAGATATGTGATATCGAATGAGTCTACATTCCAACCTGTGATGATATCAAAAGACGACTTTCTCCAGAACTTAATAAACTCTGTTAGAAGTTGTGCCTCATCTACACAATTATAGTAAACACAATTGGCAGGTTTTTCGTCCCAAGGACCTAGACCGAAGACATGTGTATTATGACCGAAAGGTTTGATTGCAATTGCATTGACTTTCTCACCTGCAATCATTGGTTCTGGAAAACCATCTTCACATTCACACTCAATATCAAGTGTTGCAATCTTTACTTTCTTTGTATCATATTCAAAGTCTGAAGGAAACTTATCTGAAATATAAGTGTAAACATATCTATCATAACCGTGTATTTCCATACCTGCGGTCTGATGATATTTCTCTCTGAACTTTCTGGCACCACCCATTGAGTTGAGTTCAACAACTTCAAGTGGTCTACCGTCTAATGATTTGTAAGGTGTATCACCTTTTCTGGAGGGAACAAAATGTTTAGGTCGATAATCGACCTTCATTTTTACTTTTTTATTGCCTTGATAACCTGTGACTAGAATTTTATCACGAGTACGACATACATTTGTATAGAAATCCATACTGTAAGTATACTACAGTAGTTCTATTCTGTCAATGTGGTTTGTTCTCTATCGTTAAGTAAATTGAAACATGCGTCATACTTTTCTTTTGCTGTTGCATATTTCTCAATTTGAGTGTCAAGTGCTTGTGCAATATCTGGATGTTCACCAATACCTGCAGGATTATTTCTGTATACTTCAATGTTTGCCATTGCCATATCCATTTCACCTTGATACTGACTCATTAATGCCTGTACTAAATCCATTACTTATTACCTCTCTGACCTCTTATTTGATTTCCTGTCTCAACTTTATAGTTCTGTTCTAGTTGAGGTTTTGCATCAAATACTGATTGAACTTTATCATGTCTAATTTGAAAAACATACTCTTTTGCAAAAGGTACATAGGGTGCAAGTTGAACTTCCATTCTATTATCTTCTAAAGATACTAGACACTGTTGACAATCTCTTATTTCATACTTGCCTTTCCACCATAAATTTTTAAAGAAACCAATTAAGATTTCTCCTGTATCTAATCTCAGGCACTTAACTTCGTCTCTTATATTACGCACTTCTTACCATCTCCTGTAATTCAACACTTCGTCTTCCAACTTGTTTGAACCAACGACTGTCTTCCATTTCAACTGCAACTTTCTCCCAATCACAAGCAACAACACCTTTCCACATGTTATTGAACTTACTGAATCTTGTTCCACCTAAGTTGAATGTCATGTTAACTAATACATGTTGTATGTTTTCTGGTAATGCATAGAAGTCTTCACCACCCTTTGATTCAAATAAATGAATAGTTTCATCTAAATGTTTATCAAAGTCATAGTCATAGACCTCATCTACTCTTTGTTGTGAGACTGGTGTGCCAACAGGTTGACCATGTTCATCATCACTATCTTTAATTAAGTGCCCAACACCAAAGGTTAAATAACCTAGTGAGTCTTCATAGACTTCAAGGACTTCTCCTTCATGTCTCTTAATCTCTTGCATTAATTTTTCTCTATTCATCTTCGTCTCCTTTTAGAGCCCAATCTATTGGTTGTGCTGGGGTAATTACTTCAATAGGTCCACCTGAACCCATTACAACTTCTTCATTTTCTACAGATGCTCTATATAATTCCTGTAATCGGTCTCTTTCAGTAAACCATTCATCAGTACCTGCTTCAGCAAAATTACCTTGAACATATATTGTTTCACCATCAGGTATCTGTATCGGATATTGTATTATCATTTCCTTCCTCTTTCTGTATTTGTTCTTGCATAATCTCTACAAGAATGTTTCCCATAAGATTATTTAGGTCGTTATTATTTAGTAGATTATCAAGTTCTTCTCCACTATCTGGCAACCTTCTAATCGTTCTTTCAAAGTTTATATTTGGTTTTCCGTCTTCGAATCCTACTTTACCATACTGATAGACAAGACCTTTAAATTCGCCTTCTATCAATTCGATAGCAGCGTCCTGTTCGTGAGGGTTCTCTACTACTCTAAATGTTTTACCGAATAATGTCGATGTCATTGGGGTTCTCATTCCATACTTCAAGGGTATCTCGAAGTCTACCATCAGAAAGTAGAGTCATGTATCTATTAGATGCTTTCTTTCTCCACCATTCTGTTAAATTATTTATTGAGTATCTATCATGGTTGGATTTCTTTATCAGTGTATCAGTTTTACCCAATATAACATCTTTAGAATTCTCATAACCTAAATCAGATACATAAAATCTTTTTCTTTCATTCAATCTTCTTGCATCATCTACTACTTCTGTAAAGGTCTTCTTATCATCTTCATTAAGAGACTTCTTAATAATAGATATCATTTTAGATTGAACTTTCATTTTTCTACTTGATGCTCCTTCCCAAACAATCGGACCACCATTCTTTTCTACAAAGAATTTCTCTAAGTCTTTAAAGTAATTGTCATTCATAAGTGGTGCAAAATTACTATCAGTCAAACCATGTCCTTTTATAAATGGTTTTAGACCATCATATTGAGACATACTTTTTGTTGAACCATAAAGTGATGTAGTTTCAAAATGACATAGATTCATATCGTACTTTTCATCTATAATCTTTTTAACTTCATGTGAACAACACATCAATGCAAGTAGTTTACCACCAAGATAATTAAATCCAAATGGTTGAGTAGGAACTATAATCATTCCCATAATTGCATGTTTGTTAAATACAGGCATTGCTTCTGCACCTAACACTTCACCAAAATACCTATTTCTAGGAGCAATGTTCATCATTGGTGAACCTAGTCTTATGAAACCCACAATCTTATTTGTATTTGTTTCATAGACCATTAAAATTAGTTTTCTACCAGGATTTGAGGCCTCAATTGCATGTGATGTAATAATCTCTAAGTAGTTATGAAAGATTTCGTGGTCTGCAACACCAACTCTAAAGTTCATATCTTCTGGATGCATATTGAAGTCTGAAAAGAAATCATCTGATAGATTAAAACCAAAAAGAGGAGACGGCATTTCTGCCACCCTCTCTAGTTTGATTTTTCTCAAATAGTCTGCCATATTACCAAAATTCTGGTAATACTCCGTGATTTTATCAGAGGCGAACTTAGCGTCTTCCTCTGATAAGACTAAATCACATTTAAATTCAGGCAACGAATTCTTCTCCAGGATTCCACTCACAACCTGTAAGACCACCTGCTTTTAACGCTTGTAGTGTTCTTAATACTTCGTGAGCATTTCTGCCTGTATCTAGTGCATTAATAGAGGCATGTTGAATGACTCTGTTTTTATCAAAGATGAATGTTGCACGATACGAAACACCCTCTTCTTCGTTAACAATACCTAATGCAGATGATAGACCAAGTCCACAATCAGCAGCAAGTGTATGTCTGATATTACCAATCAGTTCATTGTCTTGTTTCCATGCTAATTTACAGAACTCATTATCACCTGAGATACCGATAACATTCGATTCATCTACTAACATATCCATACCAGCAATTTCTGTTGGGCAGATAAAAGTAAAATCTTTCGGATAGAAGTAAACCACTGACCATTCATGTTTGAGTGGTGTATAGTTTTCTTCAACATTGACTCTCACAAATTCATTGTTTTCATTGATTCCCTGTAGTGAGAAGGCAGGGAATTTGTCACCTACTGATAACATATTCTATCTCCATAATATAAAAAGATACACCCATTATATTACAAATGAGTGTATCTGTAAAGGTAGTTTTCTAACTAATCTCAATAACTACTGGTTTGTCTTCCTCAGGAATAACTTTAACCAGTTTGACATGTAGAATACCATCTTTCATGTCGGCACCTGTGACTTCAACCAAGTCTGCAAGATTAAAACTTCTTTTGAAAGCCCTTGATGCAAGTCCTTTATGAACAAAGTCCTTAGAATCTTCATCTACTTTACCTTCAATCATAAGAACATTTTTCTCCCTAGAGATTTCAATGTCCTCTTTGCTGAAACCTGCAACTGCAAGTTCTATGCAAAAGTTTTCATCATCTTCCTTTACGATGTTGTAAGGTGGATAATTAGTTTGTGTGTGATGTGACAATCTTTCGAGGTCTTCGAAGTACCTGTCAAATCCTATTGCGAACGGTCTGAATTGACCAAATATATCTAAATGCGTCATATGTTTCTCCTAAATTTTAGCAAGTTAATATATGTAATCCTCTATTGAGCAATTACAATGGTATTTATAACACCATACTCCTATTATAAGGTCTTTTTTTAAAATTTCAAGGGGTTTTTACAATTTATTGCATCTTTTTGATTTGTTTTCGACATGCCTATTATTTAATACAACTATAGTCATAAGAGTATTGACATCTCTCATGTCTTGTCGATTCATTACTGGTTGTTGTATTTCAGTAGTCATTATTGGATAGAGAACAGCTGCTTTAACAAAAAACATTTTTGACACTGATGGCCTTTCCCCAAAAAGAGGATTTGTTTCTTCAACACAATCATATTTAAGACCGTTATATGTTGTATAGATATCTAAGAGTTGAAGACTGGTGAATACAACCCATTGAGTTTTACTAGGTGGTTCTGTGAATTGGAGTGAAGATGCGAACTTTCTCTGATTTTCCTTTGACGAGTATTCTATCGACTTCAGAAAATGCTCCCTCTGTACATTGTTGATATGTTTCTTCTGATAACAACAAGTCCACCCCCTCATAATTTCTTGTTTGTCCTTCGAGTCTAGCACCAAGGTTGACGGCATCTCCAATGACGGAATAGTCAAATCTAAGTTCTGACCCCATGTTTCCAACAATACATTCTCCTGTGCTGATGCCAATACCGACATTAATAGGAGGCAGATTGAGAGGAGATAGTTCTTCATTTAATTCCTTGGTTGCAATTAGTATTTCTTGTGCAGACTTGACTGCCAACTCGGCATGATTTGGACAATTCAAAGGAGCATTCCAGAAAGACATAATACAATCTCCCATATACTTATCTATGGTTCCAGAATTATTTAGAATTATTTTGGTCTGAACATCTAAGAATCTATTAATTAAATTTACCAATCCTTCTGGGTCATCGTTGTTCTTAAATGCCTCTGATATGGGAGTGAATCCACATATGTCCATGAACATGAAAGTCATCTCTCGTCTTTCACCACCGAGTCTCAATTTACTAGGGTCTTTTTGTAGTTCTTCAACCATGTCAGGAGATAAATATTTTTGGAACTGCTTTTTGATTTGTTGTTTCTCTTGGTATGTAATATAGTATTTGTTAAACGAAGCATGTCCAAATATCAACAAGGAGCTTACTGATGAAAAGAAGGTATCGAAAAGAACGAGTTGAGAAGTCCATAAATAATAACCCCCACCCAGCTGAAGTGCAACTAGTGTTAGACTCATTATCCCCGCAAGAACTGTGGAAAGTTTGTAGACCATCAACAATATCATTAAAAGACTTGACAAAAGAAGAACAATCTCGAGCTGTTCAAGATAGTAGGATTGTTGTATTCGAGTGTCTTGCAAGACGGTCTGGATTAGGTTTGCTTGCACTTCATGGGGATACATTACACCCATTGGGGTTGAAACTGGATTATTCAGACCTTCTGCAGTTAGACCCCATATCAGAATCTTATTATTAAGACCTGATTCAGGTAAGTCTACAGCAGAGATTCTCTGAAAAGTATTCCAATATGAAATCATTACATCACCTGTAGGTGTTGTAGATATGGGTGGGTTTCTTCCCATTCTCACCCATTCTACACCCATTTCAGGTGTCACTTTTAACTGATAAGATTTTTGGTCAAAGAATGCACGAAGAGTTTCTAGTGCAACTGACGGATATACTTGTTCATTTGCATAGACTAATAATGGTGCAGAACGAATTGTTCCGTCAAAGTTTGGTGTTCCCGTAATCGGTGGAGTCGAAGATGACACCCCAACACCGTAAGTATTGTCTCTAAGTATGGGAATTGGTGATACTATCCCACTGTAATTCCATATAAAGTCTTTTGCCTCTGCACCACCTAGTGTGGAAGTTCCTACAAAAGGTGCAACTCCTGAATCTTTTTGCGGCGAAGGGGCAGAGGATAAAATTGAAAGTCTGTTTACTAATCCTTCCGCGAAAAGTAAATCTTCGTTAGGGGTTCTGTCAGGTTCACTAAACACCATACTAAAAACATGAGTATTACTATAATGAGAATCAAGCATAAGTTGACTGTAATTACCACGAGGTAAGGGATACTGACCAAGAGTCTCCAAAGTTTTCTCATCAATGTCGACCAAAACGATGTCGTTAACATAAAATTCTCCTTTTTGTTGATGTAGTGTATCAAACCATGACCATTGTATGTTTTCAACAATATATGGTGACCATATCTTTAACCCTACTAGTAATGATATGCTTACTAGAACTGATTTCCAACTAAACATAAAATAAGTAGATTGCACCACCTATTAAAACGATTGCTAAAGTGATACGAAAAACCTTCATCCAAAATTTCTTTCGTTCACTTTTTCTATAATCATTGACCATATCAATGACTCTTTTTGGATAATAACTCATGAGAATTTCTTTTGTATTCGTTTATATATGTAATATATAGAGAGTCCGTAAGTTGCAAGAACAGTCATAGTGAAACCTATGTAAATGAGTTCTATTGGTGTGAGGAAGAGAACTTGCCAAACAAAATCAGATGCAGCTTCTACATCACCCAAAGATTCAGGCATGACCATATCGTTCTCTTCAAAGAGTTCTAATATATCGTCATATTCTTCTTCAGTGAGACACTCGTAAAACTCAGGTGGACATTCTGATTTCATTGTTGTGTTATTGATACTGAACAACCACCAACTGTGACACAGTTTTGTGTTAAAGAATATGATTGATTAGTATCTCCTGTTTGTGTTAAATTTAAAGTCGTTGGTTGTGTTCCAGTTAGATTGATTGTTGCTGTATGAGCACCTGCTTTTTTCTGAACAATTGATGCCTCATTCCAATCACTATTGATTGTTAGATTTAAACTCTTGTTACCGTTCTGCATTTGTCTTACATAGACATCATTATTATCTCCGTATACAGCGGCAATTATACTATGAGTTATAGAACTTGTATCTTGTTTTTGACTTCCTTTAAATTTGTTATCATCACCATGTATATCTAATCTTACAAAGTTTCCACCTGGTTCATAACCATCATAACTCCAGTTAGGTGTTAAACTATTATTGTTTTCATACCCTTGTCCGAAGACAACCTGATTATCATCTCCCCAAATATGAAACTGAAAATCTGTATCATTACATGTTGTAAAGGAACATTTTTGTCTGACATCGACCTCATTACCAACTCCGTCTAAATCACCACCCCATTGTTTACCTGAACCCCAAGCATCGGTATATCCGATGTACATGTTGTTTCCTTGTTGTAGTAGATTTACATCGTTGTTGGCATGGTCAAAAGAGAATCGAACCATTTGTGAGAATCCGATTTGAGTAATTTCTAAGTTAAAGTTATCTCCACCATTGACTTGTTCAATATGTACATGATTATCACCAGCAAAAACCATAGGGGTCAATAAGACCCCTAAAGTAAATTTCAATAATGATTTAGTTATATAATCCATAGTAATATCATCGTTAAAAACACCCCTTTACCAAATGCCAACCAATACATATGGTAGTCATCTAGTTGAACAGATTTTTGAAACCCAAATATTTGAGTTTCATGCCATTCACGGAGTTGTGATAACATATTTATCATACGACCTCCTCTTTTTTTGTTGTCGTAGTGGTATTTAGTTAGATTGGTTGATGTAAATGAAGATTTCATCTCCACCATTTACAGTTATAACACCCTCGTAAGTTGGAACTCTAGTGTCTAATCTCACTGAAGAACCTGGTTGAAATACCAATCTTATCTTTCCTTCAACCTCTCTATAGAATACAAGACCACCATCTTCAATAAAAACATTGTATTGTGAGTCTGCATTCTTACCAAGTGAAGCACCCTTTATATTGAATTCTGAACTTCCTGCTGAAGATGATTGTCTATCTCCTAAATCTTTTGTAGTTTTAATCAGTTCTTCTACAACATCTAACATGTCCACCAAGAAGTCTGCATCTAAGAAGTCAATATCAATAGAACTGTATCTTGCATCATAGTCTGGGTCATTTGCATAATCATCATAGTCTTTTTCTAATTCATTAAACTCTAAGAAATCTACATCTAACATTCCTTGGTCGTCATTATTATCATCTTGAGCTGCTTCTTGTACTGCTTGTTCTACTGCAGGTGGTGGTGCAACGATAAACATATTGTCTATCTGATTAACTGTTAAATTTGTTATTGTCACTGCTGGTGTTGGTGGACTATCTAAACTTGAAACCATTGTTGCCTGAAATGCCTTATCTAAGACTATTTCTCCACCTTCATTTATGACTGTTATTTCTCCTGATGAATCACCGAATCTATCAGGAAGTAAAACTATCAAACTCCTTCCGAGTTCGTCAATGGTTGTTGTAAAATCTGTCCCACGGATTGCTATTTGTGCCGTAGGTGTTCGTATGTCTATGTTGGACTTTTTTATTTTTTGACCTGCACCTGAAGCGAATCGTGCCGTGCCTTGCATCATTCTTAAAGACATCTTCGATAAACTTGGATTTGGGTCGTAGTATACTTCGTCTATGTATACTTGTGTGTGTTCTGTAAGTGAAAGTTCCTCATCATCAAGGAACTCTATGAGCATTCTTCCGTTGCCTGTTATTGCCTCATCATATAGTACAATTCCTGTACCAACATCATTTCCGATTTCGTTATTGTTCCTAAGAACAGAACCTATTCCTGTAGATTCTACAATATCTCCGATGGAGTCTGCGTGAACAGACCCCATTGAGAATATTATACTAAGAATCGTTAGATGTATCTTTTTGATTAATCTGGATTGTAGAGTTATCACTTGTAATATCCAATGTGATTTCACCTTTACAAGTAGAAATACCTGTTGGGCATGTTCCACTTAACTGATTGATGTCTACATCTGCAGAATCACCATTCAATTCAAAAGTGATATTGTGATAGGCACCATCTTTTTGCAATGTGTTGATGTTGTTTGAAGCACCTGTGATATCAAAATTCCATGTGATATCATCTGATTCTAAATCTACATCAAATACATTTGAGTTTCCTATTACAATTAAATCAAAGTCTAACCTCTCTGCTTGAGCAACTGAACCTTGGTCAAAGTCCATAGTATTAGAATCACCAGTTATATCTACCAAAAGATTGGAAGAATCTGATGAACCTGTTGAACCAATTAACCAATCAAACACATTACTATCACCGTTAAATTCTAGTGTGTATGATGATGAATCGGCAGTCAATGTTCCATAAAGTAAGTTCTCGTTACCTAGCTGGTCGATGTTGAAAGTTAACGAAGTACCAGTAATTGGCATAGCACTTGAACTACTATCAAAGTTGTCCAGTCCCATTTTGTTACCATAACCGATTTGGTCGATATATAATACTAGAGTATCACCAACTTGTGTTATGTTAATTTCGTTATCATCGTCTGCAGCTGCAAACAGAAAAGGTACAGATAAAAATAAACTTAGCGCTAATGTTATTTTTTTCATTTTTCTTTTCCTTCTATTTCCCAAAAACCTCTATCATGTCCTTGGTTTATTAGTTCGAACACTGCCGCCTCAACAGCAGACCGTGTCGCGTATGTCACTGACTCATTATTTCCCACTCCGTCCTCGAATTCGATGAGTTGTGTTCCTTGTTCTATAAATCGGAATACATCACCTCCTCCACCATAAGAAAGGATAGTCTTTCTTGTTTGAACATTTAATAATACTTCACCTGTTAGAACTGATACTGCTCGTAATGAAACAGTCACAGCATCCTTTCTATACATCCTACTAACACCTACTCCAAGAGTTCTGGCACCTCGGCCTCCACTCTCTAAATTGGTATCATAACCTATAATTCCACCCTCGATAATCATTCCTGCAAATAAAAGTGGTGCAACACCTGGAGAATCTTCTCCCTTTTTCTTTGCAATATCATCTCTGGCAGACCTAATAATTTGTCTCTCTCTAACAAGGTGGTCTAAACCTTGTCTTTCAACTACTCTAAACCATGTGTCTCCACCAGCAGTCTTTAATGCATCAATTAATAACTCAGTTCCACCTTGTGAGACTGCAGTTGAAAATGATGCAAGGTTATCAACTGCCTTTCTTTGTCCTGTTTTGTCTGAAAAATTATAGACTGCAACTACTGGTTTATTTTTTGCAGGTGGTAATTTAAGTAGTTCTATATAACTTGGAAGTTTAACTGCTTCTGGTTCATCAACACAAATGAAAGGCATTGCCCTCTCAAAGGTTCTACCCATTGCTCTGGCATAGTTAACCAAATCATGGTTGTATTCATCACCCCATGTTTCTGGATTACACTCTTGTGGTTCGTTTGAAAATCTAGGAACCGATGCGCAAGAGGTAAGTATTATTGCTAAACTAACCGCCGTCAGTAGTCGAACCGTCACCTGTATCACTCCCGAAGTTACCACTTCCAATTGGTATCTCTAAAATTGTTTCTGTTCCATCACTGTCAATTATTGTCATTCTAATAAATTCTGTTCCATCTAAATTTGTTATGACTTCATAAGTCACTGTAGAACCTTCTAATACAAATGAACCGAATCTAACTGGATTATCATTGTTGAACATGTTTTCAACCAACTGTTTTGCCATTTGGGCATAGATTCTCGATTCCAAATTTCTAATAAATTTTGCTAAGGTTGTATTGTTCTCTTCTCTCTCGGCTGCTTTTCTTGCCGCTTCTAGTGCCTCTTCAATTGCCTTTTTTCTGGAGAACTCTTGGTTTTCCACGGTCAAATAATGAGATGCAGTTCCTACTCCTGAGAAACTAGGATTTTTAAACTTGTGTACTATCTCTGTTGCAGATAGTGGAAATGATAATAGAAATGCGATGAAACACATAGGTAAAATTATTTTCATTTTTCCTTCCCCTTTTTCTTTTCGTTTTCTTTATATTCTAAGACCACATCAACCTTTTGTTGAAGTCTTATTAAATCTTGGTCTAACATACGCACTTGGTCAATTAATCTAATCAATGCCATATGTTGTTTTTCGATTTCTGGTTCTAGTTCATTGCCTACAAACCACCAGATGTAGTATATGAAATAACCTAGACCAACCATCATTACGATTGGGAATCCGTATTCTGATATTAATTGTGCAACTTCGGACATTAGTCCCTCCGTGCGTCAATCTTATCATCTTCTATAAAGTTTTCTGCTCTTGCAATTCTCTCTATATCTGGTCTCAGTTCTAACGCTGAACTTACCAGCATATCTATCTTAATCATTTCATTAGACATGGTTCTTGCACGATTTTCTAGTGACTTACAGAACATGGTTAGGGTTTTTATATCGTCCACCACACCCTCTAATATCTGTTTTATAACAGTGAATATGAAGAAACCCATTACTAGACTTCCAGCAATAGGGGCACCGACCTCACTTATTAATCCAAAGATATCTTCCATGCCATTATTTATACTTTTTGTTTTCTCTGAGCGAAAAAAAAGGGCGTAAAAAACACCCTTTTTTGACTAAGTAGTCTAAGTTTATTTCATTTGAGAATGGATTGACTTAATCACTTCTGCTTTTGAACCTGAAACTTTAACCTTTAGGTTTTCCTTATCTGCAAGTTGAATCAACTGAACTTTAGTTAGTTTCTTTAACTCCGATTGTGAAGGAACTTTCTTTGCAGGTTTCTTAGACACTGGTTTCTTTGCAACAGGTTTATCATCCTTGTTAAAAACAAAGTGATAGACGATTGCAAGACCAATTACTCCTAGAATTACATATTCCATAATTTATACCTCTCGTTTATATAATTATTTATCCAACAAAGGATTCTTATCCTTTGCCTTGCCAATTGCAAGTGCAAGAACTTCTAAGTATTTATATACTTTTGCCCACACTTTATCATCTGCTGGTGTTGGAGTTAAAGCAACTATAACACTACAAATAGAGATAACAACTGGTATTATCATTAATATATTCCAAATTCCCATAATAAATTCTGCGATTGCTGTTAGCATATCCGCCTCCTTTATTTGATTAATATCGGAGTTATTTAGGTTTTATTAGTGCCGATTGAGTATTTTGTTGTCAATTTCCATGCAGTTTTTTCTTTGAATGGTATGATTTTGACTTGTGAAAGGGGTGCAACAGGTTCTTTTATCCTATCATTATCTAAAACTTTGATAAGACTCCACTGTTGTAATAGATTACAAATGGTGTTTCTTCTACCAATGTCGTTCTCATCTATATTGGTTGGTTTACCATCAAGTGCAAACAGTTCTTTGAAATGCACAATGTAATACTTACCTCTTTTGTGTAAGATATGACAAGATTGGAAAAGTTCTTGGTCTTTGCGTGATGCAACACCAATTCTGGATAGAGTTTCTCGGATTTTTAGAAAATCGTCCTCTTTTTCAAAGGAGATTTCTACTAGTTTTTCTACTAAAGGGTCTATTTCATTCATTATTTTTACCACCAAATTGCATTCTATTCTTCAACTCACGGTACTGTTTATCAGATAAAAGTGATGCATATTCTTTTGCTTCTCTTGTTGATATCTGATAATACTGTTTGATTACATCGAGTTTCTTTGAGACATAAGGTTTGCTCCATTTGGAAAACCTTTGTCGTCTTCTAAGGGTATTTAGAAAAAATACATATTGAAGACGACTCTCGGTAGAGTGTCGTGTATTCATTTCGTTAGTCAAGAAGATACAATCTTCGTGGTAAGATAATGATTTGTTTAT